AAGACAGATCAAGAGTAATAAGAGAAAACAAAGCAAGAAACGAATCAATAGACAGATTATTAAACATTCCTAAATAGGTGGATAACCAATGGCGGTACAAACAACTGAAGAATTTAAAAATGGGGGAGCCACCACTTACCCCATCACAATTGAATATTTACAAGCAAGTGACATCAAAGTAAGAATTGGTGGAGCTTTACAAACTTATGTAGCTAGTAGTCCAAGTACTGGCGAATACACCGTAAGCGGTACAGATGTTATCCTTGGAGCCACGGCAGGAGCAGGGTCAGGTAACGTTCACATATATAGAGAAACAGATGTTAATACAGCAGCAGCCGTATTTGCTGCTGGTTCATCTATTAGAGCAGCCGATCTTAATGCCATACATGATATGGGTAGGTTTGCTGCTACTGAGCATAGAAATAAAATAATTACAGCAAATATAAAAGCAGGAGCTGTAACTTCTACTGAGATTGCAGACGACACTATTGTCAATGCTGACATTAACGCAAGTGCAGCAATAGATAATAGTAAAATTGCTGATGGCTTACTTAAGTCTGGTATAACAGTTAACTCAGACAACATAGTTAATAATTCTATTGTTAGTGGTGATATACAAACTGGAACACTAGATAATAGATACTATACAGAAACAGAATTAAATCCATCAGCAAGTGCTGGAGCTAACGTATTAGATGCCAGATACTACACAGAAACTGAGCTAAATGCTGGACAACTAGACAGCAGATACTACACAGAAACTGAGCTAAATGCTGGACAACTAGACAACAGATATTACACAGAAACAGAAGCTGAAGGTTTATTTCTTAGACAGGATTCTTCAGAAACTATTGCTAGTGGAACTGCATGGTCTAGCGTTGATTCAAAAGTAGCTACAACTGCTGCTATTGATGCAAGAATAATTGACCTCCTCGATGACGTAGGTGGATTCGTACCTTTAGCAAATGAAACTTCTTTCCCAGCAGCTAACCCTGATGTCAACAATGGTAACGGCACTGTGGTGTCTGTTAAAGCTGTATCAACAACACTTACCCCCAGCTCCGGAACAGTCACCATTGCAAATGGTGCAGGAACTGGTAACACTGTCACTATTACAGGCGTAACTGGAGTTATACCTTCAGGGTTTGGAATGATACTTGAAACAACAAGTACATTACATACTTATGCTTTCCATAGATTACAAGCTAAAGCAACTGAGGTTAATACTGTTGCTAGTAATATCACTAATGTTATTAACTGCGGTCAAAACTTAGCTGATATTGAAAACTTTGCTGATTTATATCAGATATCTACTTCAGCTCCCACAACAAGAGCGGACGGTACAGCATTAACAATTGGTGATTTATGGTTTGATAGCTCATCTAACCAAGTGATGATGGTTTATGACAACTCAGCAGGAGATGGCTTCTCACCAATCACACCTAATGCAGCTACTATCACAGCTATTAATAGTGTTTCTGGTCACGTTACTTACCAAGAAGATTTAGGTCTTATAACTAACGCAATTAATACTGGATCAGGTAATAACTCTATTAATACTGTTGGAGCTGCAATAGCTGCTGTTAACACGACTGCTGGAAGCATTGCAAACGTAAATACAGTTGCTGGAAGTATTGCAAACGTAAATACGACTGCTACAAACATTACCAACGTTAATAATGTTGGAGGTTCTATAGCTGCTGTTAATAGATATGCAAATGAATACGTAATACAAAGTAGTACCCCATCAGGACCTTCATCAGGAGACCTTTGGTACAGCACGACAACTAACGTACTCAACTTTTATAACGGAACTTCATGGGTAGGAATATCTCCCGGTATTACTTCAGTATTGGCTGACCCTAATCCAGCATTATTTAATCATCTTGACTGTAACGATAAGAACCTTACTGAGGTAGGGACAGTCAGTGGAAACAACTTACAAATAGATTTCGGTACACTTTAAATGGCAAAATTATTAAAATTAAGACGTGGTACTACAACGCAACACGCATCATTTACAGGTGCCGAAGGTGAAGTAACCATAGATACAGATAAAGACACAGCCGTCGTACATGACGGTTCAACACAAGCTGGTAGACCTTTAGCTAGAGAAGATATGACTAACGTATCTTCCGCTTCAATCGCTGGCAGATTAGGTACAGATTCCATAGCAACAACTAAGATTGCTGCTGGAGCTTTACCAACAGACGTAACTGTAGCTAGTGCAAACATAGTTGACGGAACAATCGTAAACGCAGACGTTAACGCATCTGCTGCAATAGCTGGAACTAAGATATCTCCTGACTTTGGAAATCAAAATATATCTACATCAGGAATTTTAAGCTCTGGAAACATCACATTAACTGATCCTGATCCTAAAATAAGTCTTGTAGATACAAATCATAACTCTGACTTTTCAATATATGGAAATGGTGGTGCATTTACTATTTCTGATGAAACTAATTCTGCTAATAGATTTTCAATAGCTTCTGATGGAACAGTTGATATAGAAGGTAATTTAGATGCTAATGGTGGTCTTGACGTAACAGGAAACATTACAGTTACAGGAAACATTACAGTTACAGGAACAGTTGACGGTGTAGACGTAGCCAATGTTGGAGCTGGAATTGTATATGACACTACACCACAGCTAGGTGGCAACCTTGACGTTAATACAAAAAATATTGTATTTGGAGATAGTGGTTCTGCGTCTGATGACCGATTAACTTTTGGAGCTGGCACGGATCTATCCATATATCACGATGGTACTAATTCCTACATTGATAATTCAACTGGTTCTTTCTTTGTAAGAGGTGACACAATAAAATTACGAGGTAAGTCTGCTGACGAAGATTTAATAGAGGCTTTTGTAAACGGATCAGTAAGACTTTATCACAACAACAGTACCAAGCTTGAGACAACTTCAACTGGCGTTGACATAACAGGTGTTGCTAATGCAACCCATTTTTATACTACAGGAAACATTGGTAGAGATTCTAATGATGCCTTTATTTTTACTGATAATACTCAATGTGATCTTTATATTAATGGCAACAACGAGTTTAGATTTGAAGCTGACGGTGACTTCCATGCAGATGGAGACGTTATAGCTTATTCAACTACAACAGCTTCTGACGAAAGATTAAAAGAAAATATTGAAATAGTATCTGATCCTATAGAAAAAGTAGAAGCTCTACGTGGTGTAACTTTTGACTGGAAAAAAGATGGAACCTCAAGTGCTGGTGTTATTGCTCAAGATGTAATAAAAGTATTACCTGAAGCAGTAAAAGAAGTACAAGGTTTAAAAGACAATGAAAGTCATTTAGCAGTTAATTACCATGCTTTAACTTCTATTTTAATTGAATCAGTAAAAGAATTATCAGCTCGAGTAAAAGAATTGGAGGCTAAGTAATGGCGGTCACAAGTTCAGGACAAGTAACTATTAATAATATTGTTACCGAATTTGGAGGCACCGCTCCTCACCAAATGTCTGAATATTACAGAAATGGTAGTAATGTTCCCGGTAATAACACTAATGTCCCTACAAGTGGTGAAATTAAATTATCTAATTTCTATGGAGCTGTAAATGAAATTATTTACACAGTAGGTTCTGGTAACACGGCAAATTTAGTGGTTGGTTCTGGTATATTTGGAGCTAATTGGACAGCCAGTGTACCTAAAAAAGTAATAATACCCTCTGGTTCAAATGTTGTTGCTTCTAGCGGATACGCACTACAAATAGATTCAGGAGCAAGCGGAACATTAACTATTATAAATAATGGTGCTGTTTATGCTTACGGAGGCAGCTATGGTGCTGGCGGTAGCGGAGCTGCTGCTAGTGCTGCTGGTGCCTGTTCAAATGGAAGTAGTGCCGGTAATGGTGGACATGCTATAGCAGTAAACCTTGCAAACGTCGTAATAACTAATAACGGTACTATCGCCGGAGGCGGTGGTGGCGGAGGCGGCGGAGGCGGCGGAGGTAAAAGTTCATATAATGTTTTCTTTTCTTTCGGAGGTTGGGTAGCTGGCGGAAGCGGCGGAAACGGCGGAAACGGTGCCGGATGGGGTCAATCTCAATCCAACGGAAGCAGCGGTTCTGCTGGAGGTTCCTACGGGATTTCTGGCGGAAGCGGCGGAAGCGGCGGAAACGGTGGCACTTGGGGGTCTTCTGGTTCTGGAGGTAGCTCTGGAAGCAACGGTTCACAAACTAACGGTTGTAGCGGAGGTAATGGTGCATCTGCTGGTAAAGCAGTACACAACATTGGCAGCGGAAGCTGGACCGTTACTAACAATGGAACTATTTATGGAACTTATTAAATTATGAAATTCACAATTAAAGATGTATCCACTACAACAATGCTTGTGGAATACGAGGATGGTACTTCACTACACATTCCTACAACTTCAGCTGATAAAGACTATTATGCTAGAACAATAAAAAATAATAAACCAGTTGCCTTGAAAGAGGTTGCTGTTGAAGATGTTCCTTATAAAAAAGGAGATTCAGGTACTGTAGGTGATGACATTGTAGAACCTATAACAGCAGAACAAAAATTTCCTTGGGACGTAGCAAGAAATATTTGTTACCCAAATATAGAATATCGAATAGCTGTTATGTATCCTTTTGCTGGTGCAGGAGATGCGACTAGAAAAGCTGCTTTAGATGCTCATCTAGAAATAGTTTGGGCTGCTTTTCCAGAAGACGACACTTTATATACACAGGGTGAAATAAACGCTAAATTAGCTGAACTAAAAAAAGACCCAAAGTTTATACAAGTTAAAAGATAAGTGGAACTACCCACCATAGTAATTCCACCAGTTGAAAATATAAAAACAATATCAATACCACTACCTAAAGCAGATGTTCCTTTTTATAAGCCTTTAGTAGTTCCTCCTAGTGACCTAAGAGAGCCTGAAGGTACAAAACCTATAGAAACTGTTGAAGCTCAAACACCGGTATTAAACTTACCACCTTTACCACCTATTCCTATTCCACCACCTGAAGTATTAGTTCCTACAGTAATTACAGCGGTT